TATCAAGTAGGATTACCAGTACATAAAATACTAAATGATTCTGACCCTGACTTTACAGAATACCAAGTTCAGCATTTAGCTAAGCTAAGACTAAGAATAGGTATAAAAGATACAAATGGAGTAGCCTCAACTAAAATACATAATGGATGGACACGAGAAGATATAAAATCCCTTATGATAGAAACAGGCTATGGGTTTATAGGTTGTGAACCAATAGGTATAGAAGATGCCAAACTAGAGAAAGTATGGGAACCAAGACAAGGATTAGCCCTAGAACTTTATGTAACTAGAACATACATTTATTCAATAGATAATATTACATCTATGGTGATAAATGGGGAGTTCTATACTTATGATGTGGATGCCTTGTTAATCCATATTGAAATAAACAATAATTAAAAGGATTAATAATGGCGATTAAAATCACAGAATTTACAAATGCCACTATCAGTATTTCCCCTACAGGGGTACAAACTGGTAACTTTGGCATCCTTGGATTCTTGACAACTGAGGAAGGAGTAATTAGTACAGCTGAAAGAGCTAGGCTTTATACTTCTTTAGAATCAGTAGGTGATGATTGGGCGGCTAGTTCTGAAGTATACCTAGCAGCTACAGCATTTTATGCACAAACACCAGAACCAAGAGACTTCAAAGTACTAATGAGTTATGCCACAGCTCAAGAAGCAAGTTTAGTAGGTGGTGGCCATGACCTATTAGAAGATTTACTACTTATTACCACTGGTGCATTCGATGTAACAATAGATGGTGGTGTATTAAATATAGCAGGTTTAGACTTTAGCCTACAATCTACGTTAGCAGGTATTGCTAGTGTAATTGAAGCAGCATTAGATTTAGATTTAGCAGGAACTACTTGTACACACTCAGGTACGGGATTTGTTATTACTTCTCCTACTTCAGGAATATCTAGTACTATTACTTTTGCTACTGAGTCCACAACTACTACAGCAGAATCTTTAGGTTTACTACAGTACCAAGGTATACTAGCTGATGGTATAGAGGCTGAATCTCCTGTGGATTCCTTAGCAGTATGTATTGCAGAAGGCCATGAATTTATTGGTTTAGTAACGCATAAATCTATGAGGGACCAAACAGGAGAAGCTACAGGGAACAACACCACTGATATTGGTGATTGGTGTGAAGCAGCTAAGAAAATATTCATGAATACTACGAATGACCTTAGCTCTCTAAATGTTGCTATTACTACTGATGTAGGTAGTGTATTGAAGGCTAAAACATTAAGATATAGCTTAACTACATTTAGTAGAAATCCTAATGAGTACCCTAGTGCTAGTGTATTTGGTAGAGCAGCTAGTGTGAACTTTGAAGGTATTTCAACTACTATTACTTTAAACCTTAAACAAATGCCTACTATCACTGTAGAGGATTTAACTCCTAATGAGTTTAGTATTCTACGTTCTAAGTATATTAGTGCTATTGTTAAAATTGGTAAAACTGTAAATGCATATACGGATTCTCGTATGGCCTCAGGTTCATGGTTAGATACTACTCATGGTTTGATGTGGCTAGAAAATCGTATTGAAACTGATATGTTTAACTTACTATACCAATCCAATACTAAGATTCCATATACACAAGCTGGTATTAATTTAGCTATTGCTAAGTTAGAGAACTCACTAGAAGCAGCTGTTCGTAATGGTTTATCTGGACCGGGTTATCTACCTGATGGTACTTACCTACCTAATGGTTATATTGTAACTTCAGTACCTCTAGGTGATATTCCTACAGGTGATAGAAGTAACCGTATCTATAATGGACTAGGTTTCAAGATGATAGGTGCAGGTGCATTACATGAGATTAACATTAGTGGTGAGTTTAGTGAATAAGGAGATTAAATAATGTATCAATATAGTTTTGCTAATGTAGACCTTAACATTGAAATTGACTTCCCAGGTTATACTGGGGAAAGATATTTTAAAGTACAAGGCTTCACAGCAGGTGAAAACCTAATTAGTATTAGTCGTAAGGCTCCTATTGCTAACACAATCTTTGGTGCTTATGGTGATATGGTTGTTAGTATGCAACGTATTAGGGCAGGTGATTTAGTTTTCCCTGTACTAATGAATTCACCAGAGAACGCTTACTTACAAGAGTTTGCTAACTACTTCCAACAACAAGCAGATGCAGATGGAGAATTGGTTAAACCTATTCAAGCTAAGCTGACTGATAATATGGGGCGTGACACCGCACTATTACAGAATGGAGTAATATTAGCAATGCCTGCAATGGTAAGAGGCCAAACAGCTAACACAGTAACATGGGTCTTATCGTTTGAAAGAGTAATATTCGACCGCCAAACAGGTGGTGATTATGAAACTTTGGGTGTAGGAATTGTGTAATAATAAGTACAAATAAGTACAAAATAAGTAAACTACTAATATTAAATTATTAGTATTAAGGGATAGCTTCGGCTGTCCCTATTTTTTTTTAGTTAATAAAGGAAGAGCATCTATGTTTATTTTAGCATTAGTATTAACAATAATTTTAAATATACTTCTAGGTCCATTTATAGCAGAATCAGTTATGGTTACTGTTATAATGCAACTAGGTATATATTTTTCAATATTTTATTTCATATCCCCAATGACTACAGCACAAGAAAATGCTATAGAATGGGGAATTTATAATAAGGAGTAACTATGAGTTACAATTCAACATTAAAGAACGGCCAAGAATTATTCATCCCTTCTTGGCCCGCAAGCGTGGCATTAGAGAACTTATCTAAAGCAGGTAAGTATATTGGTGCAGATAATTTAACACGCATTGCAGAGCTTAATACAGCAGCTGCTATGGTAGCTATTATGGAGGCTAAGGATTCCAAAAATACCACAGAGCTAATTAAGCATTTTGTTTGTGAAGCACGTATTGATGGTAAGAAAATTAATAAGCAGGAATATGATACTCAGTTCTCTGAGGATATTTACATAGTTATTGAGATATTCTGCCATGTAGTTAAAGCCCAATACTTTGATTTTTTCAAACAAGGTTTAGTAAGGGAGACCTCCCCAAGCGAATAGCTTCAGGAGATACTGACGGATTAATCCCAACAGATTATGATAAGATATACCCAGCATTAAATGGATATCTAGTCAGACCTTTATTAGTAAAACCTCCTATGTGCTCCCTAAAGGAGTTACAGGATGGAACCTATACAATTAAAGATTTAGAAATAATGCATCAAATAATAGAACTTAAAGGTGATATAGAATATATACCTCCAGTACAAGATACACAACCCCAAACATTATACGGCTAAGCTATAAGCTATAAGCCCCAACAGGAGGCCTTATGGCTATTAGTAGGGACCAAGAAATAGCTAATATATTAGCAGAACAAAAAGCTGATGATACTAGTACAGTACAATCTGAAGTTATAGAAAGAACTAGTTATGTAGATAAATCACATAATAATCCTAGGTATTCAAAGTACTCAACTATAGAGGCTACAAGCTCTACAAGTACTATGTCCTCTGATATTACAGGAAGTACCTTAGCTGATAATATTGGGGTAACTGATAATATTAATTATGAAGATAATGAAATATCAGCATTAGAAGAAGCTAAAGAACTAGGCTCAGTAATTACAGGTGGGCAGGATTTATCTGTTGGGGCTATGAACCCTTATGGTATGCAACTAAAGAGAATGTCCCATATGGATACTGGGGTAGTAAGAAGAATAATAAGTATGATTAGGGACCCAATAGGGCAAGGAGAAATCTTCTATTCTAAGGATAGAGAAATACAAATAGAAGGTAAGGATACTCCTACTAATATTTATGGTATTAATTCAGAAAGGTTAAAAGCAGGTGTAGCAGCTTTTGGTAGTGTAATTGGAAATACTATTAATGGTAAAACTGTTAGTGGGGATGTACTGCAGTTTGCCACTGATTTAGAGAAACAATTAGGACAAGATTTTACAGCAGCATCCACAAGTTCACTAGATGTAGGTAGGGCCTTTAGTACTATTACTAAGACAGCTAGAAGTTATAGTGAAAGAGGGAGCATAGGTGACTTAAATGATATTACTGAAGAACACCAAGCTAAGAGAGAAGAAGATTTAGCATTCATGGTGGGCCATGCTACTAATATAGCTGAAATGGCCGCCCATAAAAGTGTAACAGGAAATGAAAGAAAAAGGGTAGTTGCTAGGGGTGTACAAGATATATTCATGAGGTCAGTACTTCATAATAATAAAGCATACCATATGAAGGATAGGGAAACTGGATTACCAATGTACAATACTGAGACAGTACCAGTATTAGATTCCAGTGGACAAGTACAATTAAATTCATTAGGGGAACCTACCTATAAAGAAGAATTAGTTCCTGCTATGCAATCTACTCAGGTTATAATGCCTGATGAATTATCCGGGCATGGCCATATTAGTAGTGCTAGATGGGAAACAGGATTTAGCCAGAGATGGAGTTACTTTCCAGAATTCAGGGAGAAGAATGGAAATATTACAGGAAGTTATACAGAAACAGAATCCAAGGAAAACTATGCAGAACTACTAGAGAACCAAAAGAAATTCACTAGTTTATTAAGAGAACAATTAGTAGGTAATGATGGTGATGAAGGATTAGACTGGCTAAGAGAGATGGTTGGTGGTAAGAAATCTGAATGGCAGGATACACAGAAATACCTAGAAGAAGCTGATGTACTTGGTTTGGATAGAGAAGGTATGGAGGTAGACCCATCAGATATAGGTATGTCTAATTTTGATATTGCCAAATATGGTAAAGGGCAAGATAAAGGTGGTTTATATGGAGATAAGGCATTATCTGAAACTGATAGGTTTAAGTCATTACGTATGGCAGGTTATTCTGAAGAAGAAGCATACCTAGATATTAGAGGTGAAAGGTCTTTCACTGGGATACCAGAAGATATACCCCCAGAAAAATCAGAACCAATAGTAGATATACTAACTAGAATGCGTAATTCTGGGGCTTCAGATAGAGACATCTACCTTAAGCGTATTGAACTAGAAGCTCCTCCAGAACAAGGTACTTCAGAATGGTTAGATTTACGAGAGGGAGACCTAACTGGTTCCAGACCTATTAGCCCTAAGGCAAAGGAGAAAACCTTATGGAATAGGGCTAAAGAGTTAGCAGGATTAAAAGAACCTTATGTACCTATTAAAACTAAAGGGATGTCTCAAGGTAATGAGATGGAAGTTTTTACTAATAAGGACTTAGTAAGATTTCTAACAGGTAATACAGAAAATACCTATGGCAACCAACGTACTATGCTAACTAATACTGGAGAAGAAGTCCATGGAATAGTAGATTCATATGGTAAGGAAGTAAAAACTTATTCAGGTATTTATTCAGATAAGGCATACTACGAGAAAGGAGCTTTTGAAGGTACTGGAGTATCCCCGGATGCTAGAATATTTGATGAG